TAACCAAAAGTGCGGCACCGATCGCATCCAACCCTAAGAGGAACGACCCCATGAAATACAAGCGTAAAACCAAGAAAGTGGCTGGCGGTGCCGTTGCAACAGTATTAGCTGTAGCCGCAATCACCACACAGTTTAACAGTCTAGTTACAGGCGAAAAAACGCAGGAAGTCTTGCTGCAAAGCGTAGCTACATCAACCGGCATTCACCAAGACGACATCCAAGCGATTTTGGATGGCAAGCTCGAATCACTCTACTCAGTAGAAGCTACCGCATTGGCCAGCGCCCTGGGCATGTCTTATGACGATGTAATAGTGTCTAAGGCTGCACCAGCTGCACCAGCTGCACCAGCTGCACCAGCCGCACCATCTGATCCTAAAGCCGCATTCGCTGCGCTGATGGATGAAGACCGCGCGCGCAAAGCCTCCATTGTTGAGCTTGGTGCCAAAGCTTCGCTGACTAAAAAAGAAATTGATTCAATGATCGACACCGGTCTCAGCATTGAAGACGCCCGCGCTGCAACACTGGAAATACTCACCACCCGAGATGCCAGTGGCCACCCATCCAGCACTCATATCAGAACCGTTGCCGGTGACAACAGTGCCCTGCGCACAGCCATGGGATCAGCAATCCTCAATCGAGTTGATCCCATTAATCACAAACTCGACGAAACCAATGCAGAATTCCGTGGTATGAGCATGCTGGAAATGTCACGGGCGCTGATTGAATATTCAGGATCCAGCACGCGCGGCTTATCGCGTCAAGAACTGGCCGCAAAAGCACTGCATTCCACCAGCGACTTTCCGCTGATTATTGCTGATGTATCCAACAAAATGCTGCGCCGCGCCTACGACGAAACACCGCGCACCTTTCAGCCTATTGCCACTCAAACCTCAGCAATGAACTTTAAAGCCAAGCACAGCTTACAGCTGGGCAACGGCGAAGGTTTGGAAAAGGTCAATGAGTCAGGTGAATACAAGTATGGCACCGTCAGTGAGTCAGATGAGACTTATAAAGTTGAAACGTTTGGTCGCATCTTCTCATTCACTCGCCAGCTGATTATCAATGACGATCTCGGCGCACTGATGAAGTTTATTGGCCGCATCGGCAACCTTGCGGCGCGCAAAGAGTCCGATATTATTTGGGATTTAGTCAAGTCGAACCCCAATCTATCAGACGGCATCGCGGTATTTTCCACCAACGCCAAGCGAAAAAATCTCGGCACAGGTGGTGCAGTTGATGAAGCGGGCCTGTCGCAGTTGCGAAAGTTGATGCGTCAGCAAAAAGGTCTCGACGGCGAATACATCAATGCAACCGCAAGCTACTTGGTTGTCAACTCAGAGCGTGAAACTGAAGCTCAAAAGCTGTTGTCAGCGGTTCTTGCAGCTACCACGGATAATGTCAATATTTTCCAGAACAGCCTGCAGTTGATTGTCGAAGAGCGCATTACCGACACCAACAACCCCTGGTACACGTTCGCCAATCCTGCTGCACATCCAGCGCTTGAATATGCCTACCTCGACGGCCAGTCAGGCCCCACCATCGAAACGCAAAACGGCTTTGATGTTGATGGCGTCAAGATAAAAATCAGCCATGACTTTGGCGCGGGCTGGGTCGACCACCGTGGCGCAGCAAAAAACCCTGGCGTTTAAATAGCCGCTTAAATCAGTAACAACTCAATCGTCGTGCGGCGCATTAAAGCGCCGCAGGGCTTACTATTATTTGGAGATAATCAATGAAAACTTTCGTGCAAAAAGGCAACACGCTGACATTCACCAACGGATCAGGATCCACCATTGCCAGCGGCCAAGGTGTGCTGTTGGGAGCTGGCGGTTTATTCGGTGTATCCAACGGCACTGTGCTGGCCGCAGAAGATGGCGAAGCCACTATATCGGGCGTGTTTAAGATCAGCAAAACCGCAGCAGACACCCCAGCCCAATGGGCCAACGCATACTGGGATGATACCGCCAAAGAGGTCACCACCGTATCTACCTCAAACACCTTGATCGGCGTATTTACCAAAAGCTACACCGCCATTGCGACACCAGCTGAAATTCTATTGATCCCAGCAGTCGCCTAATCGTGACCATGACCCTGATGGCCCTCACCCCAACCCGTGAGGGCCGTTAGCTATGACCGATTTTAAAGATCTAGCACAACTTGCCACAGGATCAGCCCACAGCCTGCTCGGCGGCGATGTTGCCACAGTCACCTCAGCGGATACCACAGTTGTGATTAATGATGTCGATGTGGTTATCGAAGAAGACGCCGTCACCCAGACTGACGCCGGCATGGCCCTCTATGGCCAGACCGTTATCAGTTTTGATAAGTCCCAGCTCGCCGGACTAAAGATAGGCCGCAATGTAAGCGTGGCAGTCATCGGCGGCAGCACGTACAAAATCCGAGAAGTTCAAACAGAGGATACCTGGGCGGTCACCGCCTCGGCCTCTAAATAATGGCAGACAAACTCGACAAGCAGATCGGCAGCTATGTCAAAAAACTGCGCAAAATTAAAAATATCGAAGTCCCCCGTGCCAATGCCAGAGCCCTGAACACCGTGGGGCGGAGATCGGTTAAAAGAGTGATTCGGGGAATCTCAAAAGAAACGCGAATCCCTCAGAAAGCATTGCGAAAAAGAACTTTTATAGCCAAGGCCAACAGCAAAAAACAGAACGTCAAACTGACCGGCTATGCCGCACCCGTATCAGCCGTTAATTTGCTTACCAACTCACAAAAAACACGCATAGGCAAAGGCACAAACAGGCAGGGTGTCAGGGCCAAGGGTTACATGTGGAAAGGCGCATTTATCGCCAGAGGTCTCAATGACAACCTCCATGTTTTTCAGCGCACCGGCATCACCCACCGGCCCACAAAGGGCAACTATAAAGGCCAGACCAGAGACGAAATAAAGTCTGTAAAAATATCAGTCAACAAACAATTCAGCCGCGCAATGAGTGTCGTCCCGCGCAGAGTCATGAGTTCTGACTACAGAAAGCTGCTGCAAAACGATCTTAAATTCAGACTCAGCAAATACGAGGTTCGATAATGTCAGGAAGTGTTAGAAAGTTAATCCGCGAACACGTTTGCCAGCAAGTGCAAGACGTTTTCACTGAGGGCAAAGTCTATGCCACGCGCGTTGTCGATGCGCGGGATAGTCAGCCCTATGCCAACGTATTCTTCGCCGATGGCAACTCAGAATATGAAGGCCTTCAGTTGATCCATTTTGCCGAGCTGGTGGTGGGCATTCACCTGCCCTGGTCAGACAACACCGACAACGAACTCGACGACTATGCCGACATTATCGCCGAGCTATTTGAAAAAGACCCCAACATCACCCTCGATGACGTTGTCGCCGGCTTTAACTACAGCGGCTTTGAATACGGCGAAGAAGACGAGTCGCCCTATATCCACATCTACAGTAAATACCAAGTCCAATTTTAAAAGGAGACACTCATGTCACTCAGTGCATTAATTGACCTAAAAATTAGCGTTGCCCAATCAGGCAATGGCGACATCAACACAGCCATTAGTAATACAGCCTTAAACGAAGTGCTCAGCCTGCTCAATGGCACTGGGTTAAATCAAGCCAACCAAGTTTGGAGCGATAATTCTCAGCTGGCAATATCCGGCGTCGACTCACTGGATCTCGCGGGCGTTTTATTAGACGCGTTTGGCAATGCCATCACGTTCACCAACATCGTCGCCATCGCAGTGATTGCAGATGCAGGTAACGGCGACAACATTGAAATCGGCGGCAACGCGAACGCCTTCGCCAGCTTTCTCGGCGGCCCAACAGATGTGGTCACGGTTCCCCCTGGTGGCATGTTCTTAATCACGGCACCGGACGCCACCGGCTTTCCGGTCACTGCAAGTACCGCCGACATCTTAGATATTACCAATGCCGATGCAGCAGCTGTCGCCAATTATAAAATCGTTCTAATCGGTCGCGAATAAGCCACCACCCCAAACCCTTTTTACTCAAACCATCCCAACAGCCGCCACATAAAGTGGGCGGCTTTTTATTAGGAGAAACATCATGGCAGGTTCAAACGTACCAACACTCGGCGCAGGTTCTAAGCTCTACTACGAGCCATCAGCAGCGCCTGGCACCTGGGTGCTGTTGCCCAACGCACTGAACATCGGCGAAGTCGGCGAGCAGGGCGAATTTATTGAAACAACCCCCATCTCTGCAGAAATTCGAGAGTACACGCGGGGCTTAAAAACGCCACCCAATAAAACCATCACCTTTAACGATACCCCTGGCGATGCCGATTATGTTGCGTTCTTGGCCGAGGTAGATGCCGATGCCACGCTGCAGTTTAAAGTTGAATATAAAAACAACCACCAAGGCATTTTCACTCTGGTTCTCAGTGGTCGACTCATGCAAGAAGCCGAAGGCGGCGCGCAGTTGAAGATGAATATCTTTGGCCAGCAAACCGGTGGCACGGCCTGGAGCGTTATCTAATGGCTTTGACGTTAGCAGAAATCCTGGCGGGCAAACCCCGCCTGCGATCCAAAGTTGTCAATTATGGCAATGGCCTGCAGTTCGAAATTAAATCTTTTTCGGCTGCCGGCTTTCATCAAATGGCCGTTGAGATGAAAGAGCACGCGGAAGACGAAAACAATGATCACAGCGTGACTATCGCCATTCGATTTATCGAAGGCGAGGACTATCAGCCCACCAGCGATGAGATAAAAACCTTCCGTGAAAATATCGATTTAGGTGTTATTCAGCGTTTAGTTATTGATGGTCTGAACTTTAATCGCGGCGCGGAGGACATTGCAGCAGCTGCAAAAAAATCTTAACAGATCCTGAGCTGATGCTGCGACTCAGAATAGCCACGCAGTGGGGATGTTCGATCGCCGAGGTTGAAGCACGTATGCCAGCGTCAGAGCTACCTCTCTGGACCGCCTGGCAATACATCGAGCCCTTTGGCTGGACGGCTCAGGATCTGGTTGGCGCTAAATTAGCCCGCATGCAATACGCCACATCCTGCAAGGGTGAAACACCGCCACTCGGCGACTTTATTACCAAGCCGCCAGATTGGCGAGCTTTTGATCCTGAACTGCATGAATGCATGGAGGCAGATCGCATGATGAGAAACCTGCAAGGCGTAATGGGAGGTGAATTAAATGGCGAATAGAAATATTGAAAAGTTCACCGTTGTTATCGACGCCAATGGCCAAAAATTCAAAGGTGAACTGCTAAAATCTGAAAAACAGGCCAAGGACTTTGGTCGC